ACCATTTTGCCGACACCGGCGGCGATGTCTTCCAGACTGGGGCGCACCCGTCCCAGTTGGGCTTCCAGCTCTTCAACACGGGCGCGGTGCGCTTCCGTCGCGCGTACCAGTTCTTCGTGCGAGAGGTTGCCTTCTTCACGCAGCAGCTTGTAGGCTTCGGTCACTTCTTCTATCTGCTTGCGCACATTGTCGTCATTGTCGATGCCGAGGGTGATTTTGGCTTTGCTGAGGTCGTCCAGTTCCGGGCCAATTCTGCTCAGTTCCGCTTCAAGTTCCTGCAGGCGGACCCGGTGGTGATCGGCGGCACGCATCAGCTCTTCGTGGGTCAGGCCGCCCTGCTCTTGCAACAGGCGGAAAGCGGCATTGACTTCTTCTATTTGCTGCTTGATTTTTTCGTCATTGTCGAGACCGAGGGTGATTTTGGCTTT